ACCAACCCCTGTACGAACCTGCCTTCCTTCTCGATCATCTCGCAGTGTAGCCTACCGTAGCCTGCATCAGCAGGTGAGTCAGCGTAGTCCATGCACGAGTTGTGCGTGTTGATGACCTGGTCTAGCATCACCCAGCTGAAGCCGTAAGCCTCTTGCAGCTCCGCGCACGTCAGGTCTTCCAACAGCCAGTCGCCGTCGAAGTTAGCGCTCTCACTCCGGAGCGCCACCAGAAACACAATAGCAATTACAATTATCAAAGCGAAGGCACTCGCCATTAGTCTAGGAAACATCAACCACCCCCCTTTAGCATTATCTCATTCCTTAGTGCCTCAAGTAGCTTGGTGCGGGCATGGCTTCGGGCATACCCTGCCAGCTCCCCAGCTTCTTGCAGCCTAGCGATCAGCTCTTCTGCACTCCAGGCCCTGAGCTTCGGGTGCCTACCAATAGTCTCAGCGTGCCGCTCCAGCCACTCAGTGTACTTGTTCTGTGCAAGCAGCGGGTCATACACGTACTGGTTGGCGAAGGTAGCCTGCACGTTGCTGAGGATACTGACCACGTCCTTCTCATTCTGATTCTCAAGGTGGTACTTGAGGTTCTTCGTGAGGTTGTTCCGGATCGTTTCCAAGTGGCTGTCAGCCCTCGCCTCGTTTGCCAGCTGCTGTGCCCCACTAGCGGCGTACGATTTCCAGGCACCGAAGTTGTTAAGCAAGAAGTCCTGGCCCATACTCCCCGGTCGCCCTGTCATGGGATCAACAGCCTGCCCCGTGTCCGTAAGGAACCGGGACATATTGGTCATACCTGTCGGGTCTCCCCAGATGGGTACGTCGGGGGTGGTCAGCTTCATGCCGTACTTCTGCAACAGCGGGGGTGCTAGGAAACCTAGCATGCCCGCTAGGGACTTGGCTACACCACTGCCTAGGGTACCACTACCAACGGGCTCACCTTGGGGGGTCTCACCAGAGAAGGCAGAAACGAGAGGCTTGAGAATAGCCAGCGGCTCAGCAGGGGTCTGCTCAATAGCACCCCGGATGTCCTTGAAAGGCAGGTATTCCCCGCCGAAGTCAATCGAGTTGGAAGCCAGCATGAAGGTGGAGTGGGGTAGGAAGTTCATGATCGCACCGCGTATCTCTTTGTCGTGCTCCTCACTTGTGGTCAACGCTACCGCCGTGCCAGCTAGGGCTGCACCTGCCGCCATGCCTGCGTATGCACCGCCAGCAGTTCTAGAGACTGCGGCACCGATAGCACCGCCTACGATAGCACCTGTCATACCACCGCCGAAGAGCCCACTGGCGCCTCCTTCTGCTATCACGGTCTCGGGTGTCTGTGCCCAGGTGGGGAGCTGCCTCTTGGCCTCCGCTACACCCGTCGGATCCTCGGCGTAACCCATACCACTGAAGATAGACTGCATCAACTGCGGTGCCTTCAGCCACGGCATCATGCGGAGCGGGTGGTCTTGGATGTTGTTCTTAGTGATACGCATGGCCTCAGCAGGGAAGGTGGCCCACGGGAACGCAAACTTACGGGTACTCTTAATCGCTGAGCCAACCGTACCGTACATAGGCAGGCGTCTAGCCACCTCAGTGGCCGCTGCCTGACGGGACAACCCCTGCCCTCTAAGGTCCATGAAGTACGCCATCTTGGGCACCATGTCCTCTCCGAGGTACGCCTTGGTCAGCTTGTCGAACCAAGGTGCCTTGCCGCCCAGCTGGGCTGCGTTCTTACCCTTCATATACAGCTTAATCATAGCCCTTGTCGAGTGCTGATCTTCACGTAACCTACCCAAGATCCTCTCTAGGTGACCGGAACCCTCGACACTTTCAAACGCCGACTCCTCGATCAGGTCTCTCATGATCGGGTCGAACATCTCTTCATTCATGTCGAATGTCTTGCCGCGTACCTTGATCTTGCCTAGGTCCACGCCTTTGAGCATGCCAGACTGGGGATCGAAGAGGCTTCGCCCCTTGATACCTGCCTTCTGGCCTGCGCGGTTGATGTCTGCGATGGTATTGAAGGTGCTGGTAAGCTTGCCCATGAGCGCCACGTTCTGCGGGGCCACGGGGTTGAAGCCTGCTTGGCTGAGGAAGATCATATTACCTGTGAGGTTCTGAAGGTGGGTGGGGATGTTACCAGCCGTCTTCATCGTCTTGTAGATGGTAGTCATCACGTCCATCATGTCGCCGCCAGCACTGGTGGTCTGGGCCATCATGCCGTTCTCACCGAAGATGTCATCGAAGACAGCCTTCCGGATCCAAGGCAGCTCCTGCTCAGGTTGACCACTCTTCTTGGCGATCATGCGGCGCAAGGTAGCAGCTGCGCCGTCCCCTGCGTAGTCCAGGCGTACAAAGCCAGCCTTCGCTGCCTTCTTAGCGTTGCCGCCCCACGCTGCTATGTCCGCAGCGCTGGCGATGTAGTTGTTGTCCATGGCGAGGTCACGTACGAGCTTGAAGTTGGTGTGTAGCAACCCGTCCAGCATGAATCCTCTTGTCGAGACATCGGCCGGATCCGTAATCAGCTGACCACTCATCAAGCGGTCGTAGATCTCATCGTTGGTACCTGAGCGGTGCAGTAGCGTGGTGCTGTCCAGCCTGGGTCGCGCGTCCATCTTCACAGCCACGTACTCAAACTCACCCTCGGGCTTGTATGTGGTCTTAGTCTTACCGAATAGCCGACCGAGGCCTGTGCGCTCTTCAGTATGCTCTACGATACCAGCCACACCCTTCCGCTTCTTGAGGGTGCTGACAGGTACCATCTGGATTCGCCCAACGTCCATCATGGGGTCGATAGAACCTATGTTCTGAGCCGGGAGATGCATGGCACCGACGGCTTTGTAGGTCTCGGGGGTAATGAACCCGTCTTCCATCATCTTGAGCTGCTGCTTCGACGCATTCTCAAAGTAGAAGTCGGCCCAGATCCTGTCTGTTTCGGACAGCTTACCGAACTTCTTGGCACCCTCGGCAGGTACGTGGCCGTTCTTCGCCATAAGGTAGGCGTAGATGGCAGGGCCTGCGGCCTCATCGGGCATGTCACCTAGGATGGTACCGATGGTGTCGTTCTTCCACAGTGCTTCATGGTTCGCATGGAACTGACCCTTGATGTCGCCGTTGCCTGCCTTCCCAATCATGTTGTTGTACGTCTGAGCGAAGCGCTTGTCGAACTCATGCTGTATCTTCTCGACAGGGCTACCCCAGGTTAGCTCACCGTTCTGCGCCCGCTGGGCACGGGCCTTCATGGCAGTATAGCGGTCAAGGGAAACCTCCTGCTTGCGTAGGATCTGGACTGTCTTCTCGTAGTCTCCACCTAGCTGGGAGTACGCCTTCACGTTCTGGTCGGCGATCAACCCCTTCGTATGCCACTTGGAGATCTCGTCTGCTTCGTTGGCGAGTCTACCCGCCTTGCCTGCGAGCTTTCCAACCTTCATGGAGGAGCGCACAGCCATAGCGGAGGGCAGTAGGAGAGCCCCTACCAGGGAGGTAGTGGCGAGGGCGTTGACCCACAGCGGGTTCTCAGACCACTGCTGCTGCATGTTGTCAACAGACCATGACCAGCCTTCGGCGTCATGTGCAACCCCGATCAGCCCCAGCTCAGGCCCGAACAGGAATTCCATAGTGTTGGAAGCGATGCTGGACTTGTCCTCATCAGGGATGCGGGAGATAACGGCGTCCATCTCGATGGTCTTAGGCGGCTCGTCCATTGAGAACAGAGACTCACCATCAGCACCGAAGGCTTGTTTCCTTTGAGGTTCCTTACCTTTTAGGATATTCACGGAAGTCTGTGTGAACTGCAAGCCTTTAGCGGACAGCTCGGTGTCCTTGAACTCGGGCTTGGACTTCTTGCCCTTGCCCTTGGCGTAGTTCGTGCTACGTTCCGTGCCACCCTCGGTGAACAGACCTTCAGACTCATTGTCGTCTTGGGAAAACAGACCCATAATTACCTCTTAGATTGTAGGTTCGGACGGTTGCGGAGGTGCCTCTTCAGAGTAAGTATCGTCACCGAACAAACCCTTGACAGCCCTAGTTAGCCCACCCTTGGGGCCGCGCGGTGCTTTGGGAGCCTTCTGGTGCTCCTTCAGCCCCTTGCCACCCTTACCAGAGCCTGCCTTAGACTTGAGCTGGTCTTCGACCCTTGCGCGTACGAGAGCCCTATACCCTTCCGTCGCCTTAGTCTGACCAGCGGTGAGGTTGTCAGAGATATACTCAGCGTGTACCTCAACCGTGGGGTCAAGCGTACCAGCGAGAGCCGCAGGCAACCATTCCTTCATGATGAAATTGACGCCGTCTTCGAAGCCTGCCTCATTCGGATCTTGCTCAGCCATCCACTCGGCGTACTTATCCAATGCAATGCCCGCAAACTTATTGGCCTTATTCTCCGCACCCTTCGGATCTATGGCGCCCTTAACAGCGAACTCTACCGGACCCTCATCCTCGGGGCCGTAACCAGGGTTCGCCTTAGAGAACTCGTTCGCAACCTCCTCCCCCAACGTGTCCTTGATCCAATGATACTGTCCCAACTTGGTAAGACGATCCTGATTCTTGTCGAAGTCAGCTTCCATCTTCGCCTGCGCGTTGACCGTGACCTTCTTACCCGTCGTCGCGCGCCACTTCCGGTAGAAGTCTTGCTTGACTCTTTCATCATACCTATCTCTGTTTTGCATCCACAGAGAGTTGCCTGAATCAGTGCCGTTGATGAACTCATCCAGCCTGCCAGCACCACCTTGGTCGTACGCAGCACGGAGGCCCGTGGGGTCCTTGGTACCCGCAGCCTTGGCCTGAGCGTCAGATGCCCTGCCTTGTGCGTCCATCTGGCGGATCTTAGCCTCGTCCACACGTAGGCCAGACATTGATTCAGCTGTCTTCTGTGCTGCTTGCGGGTTGAACTGTGTCACCAAGGAATTGGAGGTGTGCTTGTACAGATCCGCGACCATCTTGTTGATGAGGGGGTTCATTCGGTACTTCTCAGCCGCAGCGTTACCAAGGGCGATCTGCATCTCACCGATGCGGTTGATCATGTCTGCTTGAAGTTGTCCTCTCAACTGTACTTGTTGTAGACGACCCTCTTCTGTGCTCAGATCTAGTATAGTTACTTCTCCTTCGGGGCCAGCTTCGTGCCACCGCCCCCGGTTCAGCTCTTTGTTGTGAAACTTGGACTCTTCGATGAGCCCTTGCATGTTGGTCTGCATCTCCTTCAGCTCTGCGTTGCGGAAGTTCTTCAACTCTGCTTGGTACCAGCGTGCCTCCAGTGCTTTCTGCACCTGTTGGCCTGCATTGCGCCAGTTCGCCATCCCTGGCGTCGGCTGTACTGCTTGCCCTACTGGGGTGTACCCACCACCGTTGAAGGCTTTGCCGAAGGACTCAAATGCCTGACCGATGAGAGCGCTTTGCAACCCCCTAGCCAAGGGGCCAGCAATTATCTCAGGCCGTTCCGGGGTTAGGGATTGCGGCGACGGTACAGGTATAGGTGCTCCCGTATTTGTCGTCGTAGGTGCATCCGCCTCGGCTTCTGCTTCTGCTTCATAGCCTGTCGGATCAAATTGTCCCACTGGAGTTCTCGGTTTTGCCATTATTTGTTTCCTCCTGCCCAGCCTAGAATGCTACTCCAAGCGGATCCCATTGCGCCTTCATTATAAGTATCAATCGGACCCATGCCCGTAGGTGTAGCGGGGCCTTGTAGTGGATCTTGGTAGGTAGCTCCGGTTGGATTACCCTCCGCATCCTTTACATCTCCTCCGAGCAAGCCCTTCGCATACTCCGTGCCAGCTCTGAGCCCTTCAGCCGCTCTTTGTGTATACCCCTCGGGATCCGCAGCGAACTGGCCTGCTTGTCCTGTTCCCCAGCTGGTCGCCATACCGATCAGACCCTCAGCAAATCCAACACCGAAGTTGACAGGCTGCATGGACTGCTTGACTGCATAGGAGGCTTGTGTAATCTTTGCTGACATCAAGCCCGCTTCCATCTGCATCTTGGCCGACTCCCCTACTGCATCCAAGAACGCTCTGTTGGTCAAGGGGAGGTTGGCTAGAAACTCTCGGTTACCCGCCTGCACGTTATCAACTTGTGCCCACATCATCTGTTGGAACTCGGCGGCCTTCTCCCAAGCCATCTGGATCTTAGTTCTCATGGAGTTTTCTATGATGTTGATCTCTCTGGCGTTCTGGAACGCTGCGCGCCTCGCTCCTTTAGCTCCGGTAGTACCTTTAGCAGCTTGGTTACGTGCTTCGCGCATCGCATGTTTGAGTTGTTCGGCCGCACCCTCACTGATAACACCCATGATAGAGTTCTCAAGCTTCTCGTACAGCTCACCCTCCCGGTTCGCCATCTGCTCGGCTTCTGCTGTCAATTTACTTTGAATTCGGAACGAAGCGGAGTTAGATAGCGATGCAGCGTATGCCTCCGGGTCAAGGATACCCGTGCGCGCTGTGCCTAGGAGGCCCTTCTTTCCGGTTGAGTAGTTGAGTCCTTGGGCTAGACCCTGGTCAGGTTGTGAGAGCCCTAGCCCTGAGGTATCCATGACACCAGTAACAGAGCCGGGTTGTCCTGTACCAGCTGCTGCGCCGTAGGTGCCAGGGGCTCCAAGCATGCCTTGGACCTGCATCTGTGCCATCTCAGCTGCCATCAGCTGTGCTTGGTATGCAGCGGCGGCTTCCATGCCAGAAGTACCTGCGTACTGCATAGCACCCGCAGTTTCTTTGGCTTCTCGTACGCCCTTCCTGTTGGAGAGTACTCCAGAGTTTGTGGGTTCTGCCATTATACGGTCCTCATTTTAATACCCAGCATGTCGTAGTTAACGGTCAGGAAACCTTCACGTTCTCCTACTGCTTCGGGGTGTGTTTCATAAACTTCGTGCGCGAGTACTCCTTGGTACCGTTGCGTACCTCCCAGGTAGTTGAATTCGTAGATGTTGAAGCCCTTCTCTGTGCCTACGGGTGTGATGTTTTCCTTCATGCGTACGTCAGACCAGCTGCCTATTGTATTGGTCACGGCGTTGTACCCTGCTGATATCTGACCAGTACTCAGCTGTCCATTCCCACCACCACCCTCACCTATGCCTACGATGCCAGCGGAGGGACCACTAGTTGCGCCAGCGCCAGAGGATGCAACTCCAGAATTCACGTACGGATTCCCCGCCGCGTCAACACCAGACGAAAAGCCACCGTACCCACCTCCTGCCCCAGCCTCCTTGATGGCGGGTCCGAGGATCGCGCCTACGTAGGGGATCATCGAAGCAACAGCACCGATCAGACCCTCAGCCAGATTCTCACCGAAGTTCACGGCCTGCTGGGACTGCTTGACTGCGTAGGAATTCTGTAGCACGTTGGCGAGCATCCCTCCTGCGTTCATCTGCATGTCGGCTGTCTTGTTCATAGCCGCTCGGAACTGGTCGTTCACTAGGGGGAGGCTAGCCATGAAGTTTCTAGTGCCTGCCTGTACCCTGTCTGCATTCTTTCTTACCGTGTCGAACAAAGAAAGGTTAGCCTTCCATGTGTTCTCTACACGCGTGCGCTGCGCTCTCTCCTGAGCCAGGATGGTGTTCATCTCGTTCATCGAAGCGCGGCGAGCACCACCCCCCTTGGCGGCGTTGTTCCTGAGCTGTCTCAAGGTGTCCCTTAACTGTATAGCTGAACCCTCACCTATCGCCCCATGAACGCTGCCACTAAGTTCGTCCCAGGCAGGGCCTTCTTGGTTGAGGAGTTGCTCTGCCTCAGCCACCTGCTTGCTCTGGGTGCGGAAGGAGGCAGACTTAGAGACCTCAGATGCGTACGCCTTGGGGTCTAGGATACCTGTCCTAGCTGTACCTAGGAGACCCTTCCTCCCTGTGGAATAGGACATACCCTGCTTGAGGTTCTGGTCAGGTTGTGAGAGCCCCAGCCCTGAGGTGTCATAGATGGAGCTGGGATCGTCTACGTTGGTGAGGTTCTCCCAGCCCACACCGCTCTCAGATCCGGGGCCGTAGGTGCCCGCTTGACCTAGGAGGTTGAAGACCTCTGACTTGGCGTCCTCGGAAGCTTGGTTCCTAGCTGTCTGGGCTGCGACGGCTTCAAAGCCTGCTGAGGATGCATACTGCATACCACCAGCAGCTTCTTTGGCTTCTTTTATGCCCTTCGCGTTGGAATACATTGTCATATTGCCGCTTCCTTATTGAGCAGTCTCCTACATAATTATAGGAATTTCCACGGGAAATTGCAGGTTTTTCTCCATTATCCGATGGGCATATTCATCCCCGGATAACAAATAGGTGACCTTGTAGTCCCATTTGGCCCAGCCCCCTCGGTCGTTGACCCGAAACGCGATGGGGTTCTCACGTCCCAGATACCTGTCGTATTTCCCCAGCTCTCAGGGCCTAGGGTAGGCTCCAGAGGGCTGTTGCCTTCGTGTCCTTCCGCATGGGGGAAGATCTCAGAGGTCATGTTCAGAGACCCTCCGTACACCCACCACCCAGTATCTCTCAACGCCTCATGGAGATAGAAAGAGCTTGCTACTTGTCCAAACTGCCAATGTGAGCATAGGCTACCCCCGAGGACATACTCCTGCCCTTCGACTGTGGGTGTTGCGTTCTGTGACCACCAGGGAACATAGCCTCTCCCTTCGTTGTATAGGTATGCAATCATAACACCGCCTAAGTTTGTGGCGTACCCACCGTTTTCGCTGTTCGTAATACCGTCCCAAGAATCCATCGACGTACTCCAAAGCCCTCCTTGATAAAACTGGATTGCGAATGCGCTGACATTCTCCCCACTCCCATCGTATTGCCCTAGACGGTGGGCATGGGACAACGTACACCCGAACCCTTGAATACGATCAAGTTTGTCATCCTGAACGATGGGAAAGATGTGGAGAAACTGCGGGTTATTCATATACATAGGACCAATTCTATTGTCTGGTAGGGGGTCGCCGAAGAAATCCGTGTTGTTCTCCCCATAAATCAAATCAGGGTCTTCGATTAAGAATTCTAGCTGTCTCATACCGTCTTTGTGAAACTCAGGTGGGGCATTGTTGAACATGTCTTCGGGGTCTGTACTCACCCCGATGTTTTGCCAAACACGTAGCTTCGGAGGGCCGTTGGGGTCTTCATTAAAAGAACCTTCGAAGTTTATCGAGGTAAAGTACCATCCGTCATTAGTACTTGCAGAATAGTGGTCAGGATGCACAGACCAAGGAAAAAGCGCCGATATACCTTTCTCGTCGTCCATTATTAGTGCTCGGGTTGAGTGAGATATTCCAATGCGCTCTCCGAAGTCCTCAGCATCCGCCCCGTACCTTGAGCCCACCCCGATATCCATTTGATGAACCCAGCCCTGGGACTGGTAATCACCCTGCCACTCTTGATCGAAGTCTCTTTGTCTAACAGTAACGACCCATGTTATCTGGTTATGCGCGTCATCATGCGGAAATGTGTGGACTAAAGAATCTCTTTGGAATACCGACATCGCCGCGGGGTAATTATTAACATCCTCTTCTTGAGCGAAATGGTCCATTCGGTCAGGTCGCCACCAAAGGTTGAGTGTCCATGAATTGGCAGTAAGTACATAACCCTCAAGGATTTGAGCCACCGCCCACCTAGAGTCCCAGTCGTTCGGACCGTGGCCCTCTTCGTAGTGATTCCAAGTGTGGAAATGGTTGCGATGTAAGCCACTATACGGAGTCGGAGCTACGTAAGGATCACCCGGCTGGGCGTTAGCTGCACCTTCAGCCCCTGCCCAGATCGTGATAGACAGACCCACTTCGTCGCTTTGAGATTCACGGTTCACTGCCTGTAGGAAATAGGTCCACCGCTTATCCACTTCGTCTGCCGCTACGGGGATTGGGGAGAACATCACGGACTGGGCTGTACCGAAGCTGCCTGTGCGCACACTTCCTAGTGACTCAGGGACAGGGAACCTTGTGTACCCTTCCTGCCCTCCTAGTGCGTCGGCGCTGAGGTTGGATGCATCTGCTGTAGCGGGGAACAGTACGATAGTCTCCATCAACTCTAGAGGCGCGGCCCCACCGGCGGTAAACGTAGCATCATCGCCTTCTTTTCGCCATAGCTTGAAGACAATGTCCGGGTTCCCTGCACCTGCGATGTACTCATCAATGACCACTGAGCCCCACACAAAGATCTTGTAGCCTGACAGGTGTAGGATGTCGTCTTGTACCAAAGTTCCTAGCTCATCCACGGCTAGCTTGGCTCCTTCGAGCTGCATGACATCGGAACCTATATCAAAAGTGATCTTCTCTAAGGTAGAGGATGAGCCGTCCCTACCTACAGACCGAACCTTAGCCTCGTAGATCCCTCCCGGACCGTAGTAGGTAATGTTGTTAGTGAAGCTAGTCTTAGTCTCAGTAGTACCCTTGGCAATGTTTAGTACTTCGATTTCATACCGAAGGTGTTCATCAGAAGGAGGGGCTGTCCACGTTAGCTTGACAGCTTTAATTCCTGTGGCTGCTGCTAAACCAGTAGGCGGATAGATCACACGGCTTGGCTTATTCCGACGGGGCTCAAAGGGGTTACTTGCTTGGCGGTTGTTTAGCGCCACGTCCATCAGGTCGCCGATCCTCATCATCAAGGCTCTCTCCTCGGGAGGGAGCCCTCTCATCCTAGAGAATCTATGAACTAGTGCGTTTCTTCGTCTAGCCATCAGCTGCTACCTGTTTCAAATACGTTCAAATGGCACCACGTAATGAGGGTATTGTCACCCGCAATACGCGGGTCTCCGTTCTCGTCAGTAGTCCCATCTTGTCCCCATACTTCTATTTTGATAGACCCTCCAATCGGAGGGTGTCCTATTACGAACGGTCCTATATCTAGGGAGTTCCAACCTTCTCCTAGGGTAGTTCTCCACGCCTCTTCTAAGGACAGGACACTGCCTGTAGCGCTCGTCTTGGTGACATAAGCTGCTACAATGATCTCACTTCTACCCATCATGGCAGTAGCAGGATCTCCATACGCGGTAAAGAAACCCCAGCACATGCTGTTAGCGTCTTCGTTGATCGGGGTGTATTCCATAACTGTACCGGCGCCTCCTAATATTGAGTGTGAGGAGGTGCCTGTAAGCTGGATATAAAATGATTCAATAGCGCGTGCATTGATAGAAAAGGCCTGAGGTGTTACTGTAATGGTCTCTGAGTATGGCGTTGTAGTACCGTCCCGTCGCACTCCTCGTACCCTGACATACTTAGTGGCCAACAACCCATCTATTACAACGTCCACTCCAAAGGTAGTGACCAAAGTCTTCGATGCAAAGTTACTAAAAGTTGAGATGTCTATCTCATAGAAGTTGATCCTTTGATCCGGCAATGGTGTCCACTCAACAGTTGCACCCCTAATGGCAGTTGTCACTACAAGCTGGGGTATAGGCAGCAGCTGGTCAGGCTTTCTCCTAAGGTTCTGGAGGGAGGTATCAAGGCTGGTCATCTCTTTGGAGTTTTGGATATCCGCGAACGCACGGTCCAGCTCCTGACGCTGTGCCGTGGTCAGGTTTGTGAAGAACTTTGAGAACCCACTTAGAAATTCGCCAGACATTATGTTGTATCCACAAGCGCTTCAAAGATATTGAAGTTCTTTATACTTACGTTACAGTCAGCCCCATATTTGAACCTAGTTGCGTTATCGCCCTTACTCCCTGTCACAGGTTCGAAGTCATTAGGATAAGGCCCTCCTATGTCATCCTCTTCATGCGGCAACACTCTACATTCTAGCTTAAACCTATGGGTTCCGGCAGGTAGCAGTTGAAGGGGGTGTACCAACGTGCCTCGCCTAGGAAGCACCCACCGCCCAGGCAGACGGAGGCCTGCATCGTACTGCCCCTCCGGAGGACCGGGTGGCCACTCATACGGAGTAAACCCAGGGGTGACAACGTTGAAGGTATAGAAACCGGAGTTACCAAAGTCTTTGTTTGTGGCGTACGTAGTCGTGTACATGGTGTGTCCTGTCTGGGTGTATTGTTCCTCCCCATCTAACTTACTCATCCATTTGAATGCAAGATCACACCACTCGATGTTTCCTTCCTGCTGCCCTCCTTCACCGAAGTACCTACCCGACCAGTTACGCATAGGTTCTACTGAGTAGTCCACAGCGTAGTACATATGACCACCAATAGCGTTGTAGGTTCTGTCCCATACAGCCGTCCAGAGATAGAATTCGCCCCCCCTCACACCATACGAATGCACTGTGCCGTCGTACAACCCGTAGTTCTGGGTGAATGGGGTGGTCACTGCTTCTGTGTCAGACCACGGCCCCACCTCTCCGTTCTTTGTCACGACCCTGATCCGGAGGTAGTAGGTAACCCCTTCGGCTAGGTTCGGCCAGAGGAAGAACGGCTCTGGGGAGTTGAAGCGATCGAGATTGAAGAACCCCTCGGTGGCGCTGATATCGTATTCGTAGAACAGTAGGTTCCTCAACCCCTTAGGCGGTATGAAAGTGATCCTTACCTCACGGTAGGACACATCAGTCGTCACATCCTGAGGGACGATCTTCGGGACGAACTCAGAGAACTTGCGCTTGGGGGACTGTTCCACCTGCGAGGCAAGTGACACTCCTACGGCCTGCTCCAAGTGTCCGAGGAACAGCTTGAGCTGAGCGACCCGCCCAGGGGGCCATCTCTTCAGCCGCACCTGAGAATTCAGGTGGGGATTGGTAACCTGGGACATTACGAAGTCGTGTTATCGACAGAGAGTTCGTCAAACAAAGCCGGTTGGACATGGTAGAAAAACCTCGCCGCCAACAGCTTAGAATAGACATCCAACTCAGCGTTCTGTAGCGTCAGCCTGACGTACTCGGCCGGTGTAGAACCCTTCGATGGCACCCTTTGTCTAATGAGTGAGTTGTTCGTCCCGAACTCCAGTTCCAGTATGCTAGAATCAGTAGCCAAAGTCTGTTGGATACCTCTAGCTGTCTCTACTGTACAGGTCCAGATACAGGCGTCGTCATCGCCTATCCGCAGCTCTAACGTATGGGGGTTGATCCTACCAGAAGCTTGTTCTACCTCTGCACCTAGGTACCCAACCCTCAGGTACGGGGTTTGAACCTGCATATCGACGGCGTACTCTGTCCCGTTAGCGTCTACCCAGTTCTTGGACGAGTCGTCGAACAGATGGTACAGCATACCATCAGCCCCTCCTGCGTAGAGTTTGAACGTCCCATTTTCGTCCTCGACCTCTTCAGCGTCGAGGAAGTTGAGGTTGGCTGCTGTAGGGGTGACGACTGTGGACCAGTACCCTACTCCAACATCATCCATGGGGTACTGATACGCCCAGATAGAGGTGTAGTCTCCATCGGCGTCGGGGTTGAACTGCAAGATACAGTTCTTAGACCTGAGGTGGTGTGCGTGGATCAGTTCGATGTTGGCCTTGTTGAGGTCGTTATCGTACATGTCACGGATAGGCTCACTGATCTTCTTGGTCTCACTGAGGTCGAAGGTCCGCATGCCGTCCCGATCCACCGAGAACCCTACAGTACGGGCTGTACCGCAGGCCCTGCGGCCCACGCAGCCTACACCGTGGATGATCTTGTCGAGCGAGAAGTCAGGGTTGCTCCCGATGAGCTGCCACTTGCCGGTCTCAGTCTCAATGACCAGCCCGGAGTAGGACTCATAGATCCCTGTGATCTTCTCGTCCAGCTCCAGAGCGTTGATGAGCGGGAAGCTCTCGCCCTCGTCGTCTTCAGAGTAGTACAGGGTGTACGGGTTCTGTGGGTCACCGGCCAGGAAGATCGTCTTCTTCCATGCCTTGACGATACCACACTTGGGAGGGACCGAGTTGTCGTCAGCGTAGTCACCTGCCTGGGGCGCAGTCTCGTTACCGAGGCTACCGTCCGCAGTGATGTCCTTGTACGTGGTGGAAGTGTTGTCAAGGATCTCAGTGAGGTACAACCACACCGACCCATTGCCTACCGTTCGGTAGAGTCTCCGTGCCACCACTTGCGTATCCGATGAGACAGGGATCCGCGCGAGGTCGATCTGGGCGTTACTATTCGCAGTAACATCAACACTCTTAGGACCAGTATTGCTATACTGACCATACTTACTAACATAAATAACTTTGTAACTGTATACACCCGAGATATCGCCATCTCCCGACGGTGAAGCGACTGGCGCTCCTTCGTCGTAGTGTTCGTAGCGATCCACCCGGATCCCGTTAAGAGTCGTTTGAGCCGTAGACATATAGAACTCAAAGCGTGTGCGCTTGATTGAATCAGTCTCGGGGTAGAAGTCCCCTGTGGCCTGTCCCGGCGGTGTGAAGAACGTTCGTATTGCACCTGGTTTCCCCGAAGCGAAGTCTAGGTTGATCTTATTCCATCCTTCGATTAACCACCCCTGTGAGAAGTCGAACTGCCAGTTGTTGTCTTCAACTGTATCGCCGTCAGGACTGACGAACACCGAGAGAGCAGGGCCGCTGGTCTTGAACCCGGCATCTATCGGGTTAGTAAGAGATGCGGTCAGTCCCCCTCGTGGGATGTAAGCGAAGAAGGATACGCGATCCCGTATCGCGTCTTCATTGTTTCTGGTATCTCCCTGGGGATAGAACTCTAGATGTGCTTTCTCCAGGCTGTAGGTATCGGTGGAATAGAACTCATGATCTACTTTTACAGCTGCCCCGTCCCAAGTAACGTCGCCAGAGGTAACATTGGATTGATCTGATAGTACGCAGGCGTTCTCCTCCCACGAAGATGCGTCATCGAAGTTGTCAACGATGGTAGACTCTGAGCCGGGAGGAGTAATACCCCATTGGGTGATGACAGAGCCATCGTACTTAATCATAGCATCGCCCTCTCCAACCCGGTCAGGGTTGTAGTTGGAGATGTACATGAGGGTGTCCTGCATGGTCGCTTGGTGATAGAGGCCAGCGGTCCTGCCCGTCAGCAGTTTGGTGATCTGCCCATTTTCTACCTTACCAATGGAGGTACCAGCGGCTACGAGTGTGTGCCGCAGGATGGTACCGTCCAGATCAGGGGCCTTGTATGCCCCCACCCAGGAGATCTTCTTGACGACGCCACCTTCTTTGTAAGGCTCATCGAGTACACGGGAGCTACCACGGATCTTGGCAACTGCACCGTACTCTTCGAAGTAATCGCAGTTCTGGGCAATCTGAAGCTGAGCAGCTTCCAGTACTTCCGGGGTGCTCTTGGTGTAGAGCCCCTGGAATCCCTTGATATCAAGGTACGGTATGGCTTCTCGACCACCCATCAGGCGTCGTTGTAGTGCGTTCTGAAGGGGGTAACCTTGTTGGAGGAGATCATTCGGTTATCAATGAATCGCTCCCAGGTCAGCTCCCACTCCATGCGCTGTCGAATTAGGCTTCTCACTCTACCCTCTTCCTGTGATTGTTCTTGGTCAAACATCGCCACCGCCGTGTCCAGAACGAGTAGCTCGTCCAGCATGGTGGGGAAGTCTGAGTGCAGTTCGTCGTTGTCAGCCGTCAACTCTACCGGGGTGGACACATACTCCATCCTAAGCTGCCCTGCGGTACCTACCGTAGGAGCAGGCTCAAGGACGAACCCGCTGCCGATGGAACGGTAGCTGGGAAAGTAAGTATCTCCACTAGTACCTGGCATAGGCTTGCTGTGGTAGTGACGCTCTTGGCGTTGGATGGGTACAGTTGACCCGTCGCTTCGAACCAGCTCCATCTTGAGGAGGCGTTCAAAGTTAGAGGGCCACGCATATCGTTCCTGTGCGGTGACCGTGTCGCGGGTTGCGACTACAGTAAAGTATCCCTCGAATGCCATGACTAGCTCAGAGCATCTCTTCCGGTAGTGAGCGTTGAATACTTGCTTGATGAGGTCGTCGTCCCAATAACTCTTTTCCGCTGTTTCCTCACCAATGTATCTACGAATCCTAACGATGAAATTGGCTAGGGTTCCAGTAAGTTGTGCTGCCATACTAGGTCTCCTTTAATAGGAGTCAAAGATCTTCGATTCCTTTTAGTCCCACGTCCGAGTCATCTAGCGGACGCGACGTTCGACTCTTGTTCGTCTGACCTGCGTAGCTCACGATCTTTTCAATCGTCGGGTTGGTCGGTGCAGTAATACCACGGGACATGTTGTCTCGGGCGTTCTTCATCAGCCATGCGTTCTCTTCCTGCACGGCTTCGAAGCCCTCTTGCTGAGCATCCTGCCTCGCCTTCTGAGCTTCTTCCTGCTCTTCTCGGGTGTTCCTGTTCCAGGCGATGTCCCCATAGCGCTCACGGAAAGTCTTCTGGATGTGTAGTCTGTTGACCATCAGGCCAAGGTACTGGTCGTGTCGAGATTCTACCCGAACCACATGTGCCCAGCCGTGGGGCTCACAGAGCCGCCACACATGCCAAGCACACTCGGGGATGGGGGCACCACTACCATCAGTGGTGACCCATCCCCAACATTCTTCACCGTGTTCCCGGTGGATAGTGAAGCGGGGGTCTAGTATCTCGCCCTCGTACTGGTTCATCATATCGTCCCAGATCATTTCGAACGGGTGATAAACAAGGTACAGTTTATCATCGATTGATTTCAGATCATCCATGAACCAAGAAGGGAGATCCTTCCCAGGTATGCATTCTCTATACGTAGAGTTACTAGGGCGTAGCGTAGTAGGTAGCTTCATTATCCTCTCCCAGGAATAGTGTTTCTGTGGTGTCTCTTAGTATCCAAATACCAAGAATCGAGCCGTGACGTTTGCTTGTGATGTGTTCACGAAGGTGACCGTCTTGCCACTAATCGTGGTAGTCGAGCCATCAACACCGTCTACATCAACTTGAGGGAAGATATGAACAGGTCGAACCATCTGTGTATCAAACGTATCGTCATCTGAGATACCCGATTGGGTACCGCTGCGATCGGCGAGCGTGACCGTACCGGTGAACTCGATGATCTCCATCTTCATAGGACCAATCGCGTGCAACCGATCCGTAGTCGGCAGTAGTTTAGCAGCCATTATTTACTCCTTTTCTTGAACTCATCCTGTCTTTTCTTACGACAGTGGGCACAGTATTTAGGGGCTCGACCCTGAGGTCTAGCCTTCTTCAACGGTATGCCACAGTCTTGACAGCGTAGAGTCATAAGTGTTTACTAGAGATCCTCTAGCGAGGTTCCTACTGCAAAGTAATGCAGAGTGATAGTATCACCAGCGTCAATAGGGGCACTATCATCGGCACCTACATTCTTGAGATGGTGAATCTTTGGGGTAGTTCCCCGATCAAGAGCGAAGAAGTACAACGCCTCGTCACCTACCGCGTCACCGCTTGCAGCGCTGTGGTAGAAACTGATCACATCAAGCTCTTCAAGCCCGAGCATCTTGATCCCACCTGAGAGATAGGAATTGATAGAAATACCTGCGTCCGCAGTGGAAGTAGCGATTGTACCCCACAAAACAGCCTTGTTCTGTGTGGGAGTACCGTCCTGCTTGAACCCACCACCGGGCAGCTTGAATCTGCCTTGAATCGTTAGAGAAGTAATATCTCCATTACTCATTTTATTTCTCCTTTATACCGTGGGTAGCGCTGCGTCATCACCGATAGCCACAAACCTAATTATGATTTGATCATCATTTGACGGCACCGCCGGGGTAGTCTGTCCAAGATCCTCAACAACGAAGATCAATTCATTGGCGTGATCATAGTCAGCCCGAGGCAGCTTCTCCGAATCCGGTGTACTTAGGGTGCCAGCTGAAATTACTTCCATAAAGAGGTAGTCCAAGTTAGTGACACCAAAAGCCAGCACTCCACCATTTGGGCTGAGATTGATCCCAGTAGATATGTAGTCCTCACATGTGATCTGACCAACAACAAAGCGTTTGTTTTGCTTAGGGACACCATTAGCATCCCTGCCACCGCCTAGGTTGTGTGAGTACAAAGTTTTGACTGTTGCTTCATTAGCCATTTTATTTCTCCTTTATTTATCCGTGGTCTATCGCTCTGCGACCATCTTCACCAACTACAAAGTAATCGATAGTGAAAGTCTCACCGTCTGACGGAGTAGTCGGAGCATTAT